GCTGACATTGTTCGAGCGTTAAAGGTAGACGCAGACCGCTACCGCTGGTTGAACCAGGCTACTCACCAGTTGTTTATGGTCACAGAACATAAGCTGAACGAGCAAGTTGATCGGGCCATGAACGGAGGACGGGAATAATGGCAACGCCAATGACAAAAACAGATTTCGACAATGCTATTGAAGAAATAAACGAAATGGCAGCTAAAAAAATACTGGAGCTTGAGCGAATAGACAAAATTGTACAGGCTGCGGTACTTGCTGAGCGTGAGGCTTGTGCGAGGTTGTGTGAGTCAATGGGCGTACATCCCGCATTAAATGTCTGGAACGGTGGCCCTGAATGGTACAAACGACAAAAAGAATGTGCCAAAGAAATTAGAGCAAGGGGTAAAAATTGAGCTACATCGTTGCGTCTTTGCCGCCTATCAAATGTTATGTGCGGCGTGAGTACCTGTACAACTTTGAAAAAGGACATGGCGAGCTTGATGCTGCAATCTGGGTAAGCATTAAAGCGTTGCGTGGGCAAGTGTTTCGTATTGAATCGTTATTGCCAGATTACGGCGCACTTTACGACAAACTACCAATACACGCCTATGTATGGAAAACAACGCATGGCGATTTGCCGATTGATACTTTACAACTTTGGGATTGCATGGGGTATCGGTTCACGATAATTGAAAAAATTGGGTTGCGTAACCTTGGTGTGAAGTTTCTTGGTAAAGACAAGCAATGGCATTTTGGCAATTACCTGTTCACCGTAGATTTTTGCGCTGACAATATGGACGTAGATACTGGATTCACGGAACAAGCTGAAGAACACAAGAGCTTCAACTTTATTAAGTTAGAAAACGGGCAATTTGCGATACAGCCAAATAACCGTTGCTTATGGTATGACCAGTCGCTAATTCCTGTTGAAACAAGATTTCCTGATTTTCAAGCAGCAAAAACAATTTGGACAGTAGACGGAACACGCAAATGGTCAGTTGGGGATGATTGGTTTTACAACGTTGAGGAACGCAAATGAACAGAGATGATGATGACACCCAAATGTATGTTGCACAACATCAGTGGGTCGGGTTAACCGAAAATGAAGTTAATGAAATAAGAAAAAATATATTTGAAGAATATAAAAAAGAATTGATGCGTATTGGAAAATTTAACAAACTAAACGATTACAGCGCATGGAATTTTTATAAACAAATAGAAGCAAAATTAAAGGAACGCAACGGTGGATAACCAACCAGACTTATTTACGCTAGTTGAAGCGCAGTCTCTAAACAACGAGATTAAGCGATTAACAGACTTAAACCAATTGTTAATAACTTTGGCGCAAGAACTTGGCGCAGCAAATGATGTTGCAGAGTGGGACGATGCGTGGAGCAGGTTAGCAAAAGTTATCATTGCAGAGAAAAACAATGGCTGACTTTAATCCTCACGATGCGATTGACTACATTTACACTACAGCACCGTTATACGGACAAGCCAAAGGTAAAGTTGCAGAGCTTGAGGCGTATAAGTCTAGTTTGAAGTCAATTATGATGAAGAAATCAGGCGAACTGGCTATTGGCGCACAAGAACGAGAAGCCTACGCAAGCGACGAATATCAAAACCTATGTAAAGCTATAGGCGAGGCCACAGAAGCGGCTGAAACGTTTAAATGGCGGCTAGAATCGGCAAAGATGAGGTTTGAGGCGTTCCGTACAGAGCAAGCAAGCAACCGACAAATAGAAAGGTTGACCAAATGACCGATTACAGCGAATCGTTAATTAAGTTAATGGCGTTAGTCAAAATTTACCGTCAGTTAGTTTTAAAAGCAGAGTTTGACCAAGCCGCAGATATTGCCGTTGAAATGCAGCTTTTAACCAATAAGCTACAACAATGGAGCGAAGATCAATGTACAGAAACCCCAAACTCTTAGTCGCTTGCCGTGAACTTCCGTGCCAACTTTGCAATACTGAGGACGGTACGGTGGTCGCAGCTCATTCCAACCAGTTGCTTGATGGAAAAGGAAAAGGCATAAAAGCGTCAGATTACCGCATTGCAGCATTATGTTTTAGTTGCCACATGGATTTAGACCAGGGCAATAAGCTGACAAAAGACCAGCGCAGAGAGTTTTGGGAAATGGCGCACCGCAAGACAATTGGCGAGCTATTTGAGCGTGGATTGGTTAAATGCTGATTACGATGCAGTTACCCCTACCGCCGAGCATGAACACTTACTGGCGAAATTTCAGGGGGCGCACAATCCTATCCAAAGGTGGCAGGGATTACAAACTAGCGGTGCAAGAATATGTCACCCAAAACGATATTCCGAAACTTGGTAACGAAAGATTAGCGGCAATTATTAAGATTTACCCACGGGACAAACGGGCCATTGACCTTGACAATCGTATAAAGGCAGTCTTAGATGCGTTGCAAGACGCAGGTGTGTATAACGATGATGGTCAATTTGACGAAATTACTATTGTTCGGGGAGTGATTAAATCTGGTGGTGGGTGTAATATAATAATTAGTACACTTAACGAGGCGCAAGATGGAAAAAGCTAAAGAGCTAGAAAACGCATCACGATTGTTGATGGTTTTGTTGCACTCGGCAACAATTGCTCATGTTTTGCATTGGAAAACGACTAGCTACTCAGTCCACAAGGCACTTGGCAAGTATTACGCACAAATCCCTGATTTAGTTGATACTCTTGCGGAAAGTTTATTTGGCAAGTATTCTACGATTACGGATTTTGAAGATCATTTTATGATGGAGTATTCCCCATTACAGTACATGACTGAAATACAAGATTACGTTGTAAGTCAGCGTAAGATTATTGCCCAAGATTCAGAGATTCAAAATGCTGTCGATTCAATTATGGATTTGCTGAATACAACGGTGTATAAACTCCGTCAATTTAGTGAAGAATAAATTAATTTAAAAGGAAATATTATGCCTAACAGTAAAGCAATTGGTGTCGCATACTCTGACCCACAACTAGATTCATACCAAGTTGGTAGCTCTAACGATCCGATTGCCATTACATCGGCAAGTATTCTAAACGGCTCTTACGCCACGACTTCAGCCGCTTCCGGTGATTCCCGTCTTAACTACAGCCGTTTAGCTTTCACATCAACTGGCTCTGGCGAAACTAGCCGTGTGTTTTCCACAGTGACTGGTGTTGGCGCAGCGGCTGGTGGCACTATCAACGGCGAACACGTTAGTATGTCAGTCAATGGCTCAGGCACAATCAGCGGTGCGGGTAACGCACTTCGTGCAACCATTGGCGGTACATCGACGAACCCAGGCGGCACTTTGGCAGCTATTCAAGCTGACTCAAACTTTGCAAGCGGTGGCACTTGGTCAAACACTTCATTTATCCGTTTCACAAACAGCGGAACTGGAACTGTAGCGTACCTTGCTAATGTACCGACAACTGGTAGCGGTCTATTGATGGCCCCTCATACTACGCAAGTAATGACCGATTCAATTCGGATCATCATGGCTGACGGATCGGTTCGCTACATTATGTGTACAACATCCGCCGCTAACCGTACTGGCGGCGCATAAGTGCAAATTAGTAAAGAGTTTTTGTTATCTGAAATCTCTGACTTAGAATCTGAATCACAAAAGGCGCAAACCTTTTTGATTCAGGCTCAAGCTACTATTTCAGCATATAAGATGCTGATAGATAAGTTAGAAGAACCAGAAGAAACTAAAGAATAAGCATTAAAATTAACACGATTGAGGGATCATGAATTTACGGCCATTGAGGGATCGGATTGTTATTGAGCCGATTGAACGAGTAAAAAGCGAAGTTATCCAAGTTGTAATGACTGAAAGAGACAACATGGGTATTGTTGTCGCTGCTGGCCCAGAAGCTCAGAAGCACTTGAAGGAAGGCGAATTTATCCGTTACGGAACAATGGGTAATGACGAATACTTAAAGTATCAAGAATATTTTGTAGACAACAAACGCTATCTAATCATGTCGTGGAAAGATGTTTGTTTTGTTCAGTAAAAGGCAAAAATGCACAAAAAACCTGAACCCAAAAAGAAAGAGCAAAGCGGCAAGATGCCGTTAGCGGCTCTTATCATTGCTTTCAAGCGGAAAAAGAAATAATGGCTAAGTCCGTATCCCTGTCGGTCAAGCGTGGCGAAAAGTTGCCAGTAAGCAAAGGCGCAGGGTTAACAGAGAAAGGTCGTGCCAAATACAACGCAGCAACGGGTAGCAACTTAAAAGCCCCAGCACCTAAACCTAAGACGGAAGCTGATAAGGGTCGCAAAGCATCATTTTGCGCCAGAATGGGTGGCGTTGTAGCTCAAGCTAAAGGCCCAGCGGAACGTGCGAAAGCAGCATTGAAAAGGTGGAAATGCTAATGAAAACTGGTTTATACGCAAACATTCATGCAAAGCGTGAACGCATCGAGAAAGGTAGCAAAGAAAAGATGCGTAAGCCTGGCACGGAAGGCGCACCGACAGCCAAAGCATTTAAAGCTGCTGCTAAAACTGCGAAAAAGAAATGACTCCAAACGTCTATCTACCTTACCCAATCCCACAGAACGTCAATGAGTTATATCAGAATGTGTTAACATTGCTTAAGCAGCCTGGTGTTCCTGACAGCCTGTTAAACGAATATAACGCTGTGATCGATAACCCCGAAACACAAGACGATATTGACCAAGAAGAAGCTAACTCCGATTCAATGGCTAACGAATGAGCAATCCAGTAGGTAGACCAAGCAAGTATGATCCTGCCTTTTGTGAGCGGGTGATCGAGCTTGGAAAACTAGGTAAGTCTATCGAGCAGATAGCTTGTGATTTAGATGTCGGCACTAAGACTATTTATAATTGGCGTGACGAACACGAAGAATTTTTACACGCCTTGGACATGGCAAGAGAATTTGAGCAGAACTGGTGGGAAACCATTGCCCAAACTCACATGATTGAGGAACAAGGCGCAGCCAAGCTAAACGCTTCTATTTGGTCTAGGTCAATGGCTGCACGATTCCCAAAAAAATACAGAGAATCGGTTAAGCAAGAAGTTACAGGCGCAGATGGCGCACCATTGCTCGCTGGTATCCAAGTATCTTTCGTAAAGCCCAATGACACTAGCGCAAGCAATAGCGAAGGCTGAGTTTCCTGAGAAACTGAGTTGCTTATTTGATCCCCCACATTCTCGCTATCGAGTCTTATTTGGTGGTCGAGGCGGTGCAAAGTCTTGGGGAGTGGCTAGAGCTTTACTAATCCTAGCGGCTAAAGACAAGCTCAGAGTGCTATGCGCTCGTGAATACCAGACTTCAATCAAAGATTCGGTGCATAAGCTGTTATCGGATCAGATCAGCGAGCTTGGGCTAGACGGGTTCTATGAGATTACCCAGGCATCAATCCGAGGAAAGAACGGCTCAGAGTTCTTTTTTGTCGGGCTAAAGAACAATATATCCAACGTCAAATCCTTTGAGGGTGTTGATATTTGCTGGGTTGAGGAAGCCCAGACCGTATCAAAATCTAGTTGGAACGTGCTGATCCCGACAATCCGTAAGGAAAAGTCCGAGATTTGGGTCACATTTAACCCAGAGCTAGAAACAGACGATACCTTTCAACGGTTTGTGGCTCATCCCCCCAAAGACTGCGTGATTGAGAAAATCAATTGGTCTGATAACCCTTGGTTTCCTGAAACTCTGAGAATGGAAAAGGATGACCTAAAAGAACGGGACATAGAGGCATACAACACGGTCTGGGAAGGCGTTTGCCGACAGACTGTAGACGGTGCGGTGTTTGCTCGTGAGATGCAAGCCGCTGACCTAGAGGGTCGGATTATGCGGGTAGCTTATGATCCTGCGAAACCCGTTCATGCGGTATTTGACTTGGGTTGGGCAGACGCTACGGCTATTTGGTTTATTCAGTTTATCGGCATGGAAATCCATTTAATCCGATATATTGAAGATAACCAACGCACGATTAGTCATTATTTATCCGTGATGCAAACCTATGGGTATGTGTACGACACGCTCTGGTTGCCGCACGATGCACAGAATAAAACCCTAGCGTCCAATGGTCGCAGCATTGAGGAAATCGTGCGAGCTGCGGGTTATAAAGTACAAATTACCGCAAAAGTGCCTGTTTCTGATAGCATTAACGCAGCGAGAACGATATTTCCCAAGTGTTATTTTGATCGTGAAGAATGTGCAGAGGGGCTACAATGTTTAAGACATTATCGTTATGATGTAGACCCAGATACTAAAATGTTTAGTAAAAGCCCATTGCACGATCATTATTCGCATGGTGCAGACGCATTTAGATATATCGGTTTAGTGGTTAATGAGCCACGCAAGATTAAGAAACAGACAACGTATCAATTACCTGCGAGTTGGATGGGATGATGGAAAACGAAAACGATCCACGAATTGCTGATGCAATGAAGTTTCTGCGCCTGTCGAACGATGCTGATACGTCAAACCGTAGCGAAGCACTTGAAGATTTGAAGTTTGCCGCTGGCGATCAATGGCCTACTGAGATTCAGAACAGCCGAAACCTTGAAGCCCGTCCATGCCTGACAATCAACAAGATTGATCCGTATATCCGACAGGTTACAAACCAACAACGCCAGGCTAGACCCCGCATCAAAGTGCATGGGATGAATACTAGCTCAGACGAAAAACTAGCAGAAATCCTAACTGGCGTGATCCGTCACATCGAGGTTAACTCAGACGCAGATCAGGCTTACGACACAGCATTTGATTATTCTGTGCGTATGGGTTGGGGTTATTTCCGAGTTGTAACTGACTATATTCGTGACGATTCGTTTGACCAAGAGATTTATATTCGTCCGATTGATAACCCGTTCACGGTTTATTTTGATCCAAATTCGATATTGCCTGACGGTTCGGATGCCGAGCGTTGTCTAATTACGACGGTATTAGAAAAGAAAGTCTTTCAGGATATGTACCCAGACGCTGATCTTGGCAGCTTTACCTATCGTGGAACTGGTGACGATTCAGCCGAATGGATTATGAAGGATGATATTCGGATTGCCGAATACTTCTATACTGAGCGTAAAGCGATCAAATTAGTCCAGTTAAGCGATGGCACAGCGGTCTTTGAGGATGAGTTGCCAGCCGAGGAAATCCTGCGAATGGCGGGAATTACAAGGGTTGGTGAACGTGAGTCCATGCGTAAGCAGATCAAGTGGTGCAAGCTGACCGCTATGGAAGTGCTTGAAGAACGCACATGGCCAGGCAAGTACATCCCTATTGTGCCCGTCTACGGTCAACAGCTTGTCATTGAGTCTAAGCGTAAAAAGTACGGTTTAGTACGCAACGCTAAAGACCCACAGCGTATGCTGAACTTCTGGCAAACATCCATCACCGAGTCCGTAGCACTAGCACCTAAAGCGAAGTGGTTACTAGCAGAAGGTCAGGATGAAGGCCATGAACTAGAGTGGGCATCGGCTAACATTAAGTCTACGCCTGTGTTGCGATACAAGCAAAAAGACATTGAAGGTCAATCTGCACCAGCACCAGTACGCTTACAGCCTGAACCGCCCCCAGCGGGAATTCTTGCTGCGAGTGCGTCAATCAACAATGATCTGCAAGCTGTATTAGGTATCTTTGACCCGAATCAAATGCCAACTGGCAACTTGTCGGGCAAAGCTATCAATGGTCAGCAACAGCAAATGGATTTGACCAACTTCCATTACTTTGACAATTTGACCCGTTCGATCCGGTTTGCAGGCAAGATTTTGCTTGATTTGATTCCAAAGATTTACGATCACGAACGAGTAATGCGGATCATTGGCTACGATAATCAACCCGAACTGGTTGTTTTGAATCAGCGCACCGTTGATGCGGCTGGAGTCACTAAGATTCTGAACGATGTGACGGTTGGCGAATATGACGTTGTGATGGAAACAGGCCCAGGCTATAACTCCAAGCGTCAGGAAGCTGTTGCCAACATGATGCCATTGCTTGCTGGAAGCCCAGACCTGATGAAGATTGCAGGTGATCTAGTCTTTAGAAACATGGATTTCCCTGGTGCAGACGTAATTGCAGACCGATTGGCAGCGTCTAACCCATTGGCGAACATTGATGAAAAGTCAGATATTCCACCACAAGCGCAGATGCAATTAGCTCAGTCTAAGCAAATGATCGAGCAAATGCAGCAGCAAATGCAGCAAATGGAAATGATGCTTAAGAGTCGTGCCGATGTTGTTGCATTGCAGCAAGACGGTGAAACCAAGCGTAAGTTAATGGATGTGACTTCACGGGCGCATAATACTGAAACGATTAACGAAGCTAAAGTTAATCAGAATATTATGAATTCGATGGTTTCGCAGAATAAAGCCGAACTGGATGCGATGACCAAGTTAATGTTGGCTCGCATGGATACAAACCAATTACAGGCTGAGATTGCAAAGCGTGACGCTGAAACACAACAAATGTATGCATTTTCTGAGGGTGAAGTTCACACAGAAACTAGCCCATTTATTCAGCGTTGACATTTAATATATTTGGATTATTATTAGCATACTTACCAGTTAGTTAAAACTGGGTCAATTCTTGGATAAAACCATGTCAGATAGTCGTGAAGCAGGATCAGTTGTAACTAGTGAAAATATTGCAGAGTTTACGGCACAGAAATTAGGTTTAGCTGACCGTGCAGATACTGAGGCTGATGATTCAGAGCCAGATCA